CCCCCTGTAGGGGTTCGCCGGGCTCTTTGCTCGCGACTGTATTGCGCGCCTACTGCAACTACTGTATAGGAAACGAACCATGGCCGCGAGAACACGAACGATTACACCACCCGCTGTGGGTGGTTCCTACGTTACTCTTCCGAGTACTAATGTAGGACAATCGCCAGTGATTCGCGATGGCGCTGAAATCCGTACGGATGATGTAGTTGGTAATAGATCGGGTTTCAACCCTTTCAAGACCTCTACAACAACACGTGCGGGCGGAATCGCCAACGGTTACCGCCTGAATGGCTCCTTAACGGCACCAGATCGTTACATTTACGACTGGCACTGTGATGGGGTTATTCAGAACGTTCCCGATCCGTCGATTGGCCCTCTTGGTAATTCGCTTAACGTATCTCTACAACAGAAATACGCTTGGCAACTACTTAAGAAGACCAATCCTGGTCGGCCTGTCGTTAATGTTCCCCAATTTATTGGTGAACTTAAAGACATACCCGACATGGTCCGGGGATGGGCGAGGCTTTTACGCCACGTCCGTTCCGGTGGAGGCTCGATACCAAAGGGCATAGTTAATATGGCCGAGGTTCAAGCTTCCGGACTCCTCACCTACCGGTGGGGAATCGCTCCTTTCCTTGCTGACCTAAAAGGGATGATTGATTTCGAAAAGACCGTCACTCGACGGTTTTTAGATCTCAATCGACTCCACGTAGGTCAGAAACAGCGGATCAGAACAAAGCTGGGGGCAGGATCCATGACAATCAAGAGTAACAACCAGACATTTGAGTCTGGAGCGTTTTTCTTGAGTGGCCGTTGGGAAGATACCTACACTTATAAAGTGTGGGGATCAGTCCAATGGTACGCGCCCGACTGGTCAATCTACAGAAAACTCGACCCGCCCGCTCTTTACGAGCGAGCGCAGAGAGAAGTCTTAGGATTGACCGCGATGGGTGCCGTTGAAGCAGCTTACGAGCTGCTTCCCTGGTCATGGTTGGTCGATTGGTTTACAGATGCTGGGACAATTATCTCAGCAAATCTAAACTCTCTCGACCTCCTCCACAGTGGCATGTGCCTAATGCAGACCTCTCAAATAAAGAGGAAAGCGTTATACAATGCCATGGCTGCCCGCTACGCTCATGTGGAAATTAAACCCATGACGCGTACGCGAACGGTCAAGGAGCGACTTATAGTCACTACCTTGATCCCTGTTCCGATGTTGCGGTGGCCTATCCTCACGGGTAGGCAAGTGTCAATAGTTGGCGCACTTTCTGTAGTGAAAGCATCACCGACGATTCGTCGGCTGCTGCGATCTCTCGGAAGAAAGTCCAACTAAAGTTTTTAGACCAGGATTTTCCCATGTTAGGGCAAACACTTACGATCAACGACGGGTCTCCCCGTGTGTTGGTCAAGATCAACAATGATAGTTACTCTGGTGAGTACTATCTTCGTACCTCTACAACAGTTTATCGTGCCTTTATTCGCCATTCGCGAACTAAAGCCACGGCTACTGCTCCATCTTACGATCGCCACAACGTCGAGTTTGTGAAAACAACACTCGCCGTCGGTGCTAATCCTGAGACGTATCAAAAATTCTACTTTGTAGACGAACGTCTGCCTGGTGACACTGATGTGACACTAGGTGACGCGGTAGCGGACCTTGCGATTGCAAGTTCCAACTCATTTTTGAACGACATCGCTAGCTGGCAGAATTAATCTGCTGGCTTTCGATGGTGGTTTTGTGGAGGATTACAGTCTCTTGTTGAGGCTGTAGATCTCTGTTTGTCGTAACGCCGTAGAACATCCGTAACTCCGTAAAGGGGAAACCAATGTTGAAAAGCTACGAGGGCCTGAGCCTGATCTGGGAAGCAGTGATAGCTGATGCTATTGCTGCTTACCCGACACTGAGGCGCGAATTGTCGAAAGACAAAGAGCGCTTCACGCATCTTCTGCAATGCCGAGGATTGCCAACTTTATTAGTTGACCTTCCAAAATTAGCTAAACACTTTGATCGGTGTTTGGCTAACGGCGCGTACTTCCATCCGGCGCTTCCCCTCTCGGGGCCTCGCCGCGGTGGGTGCAAAACTCCAAGATTTCTTGGAGGACTGTACTTACGCGTATTTGCAGAGAATGGGTGTTTGCGGGACGATGCTGACATCGAGGCCATATTCTTCATTAGGCAGCTTTTGCTGCTTGGGAAGAAATATGACATCGACTGTCCGCACGCTGCAAAAGTTAAAGTCGTCAATGACTTTCTCGATTGCAACTCAGGTTTGCCGGAACCTTCACGGTTCTGGGAAACAACAGAGGTCGCACACTGCGATCCTCCGTCTTCTGACGTCCCTCCAGGATTCGCTCGAGCAGCGACCTGGATTTCCAAGGAGCTTGGTCATTATGACCCAGAACACTGGAAATGCAAGCACGGACCTGGGGCAATCTCAAAACCTGACTTCCAACTCCGCTCAAAATATGAGTGGACCAGTTGGTCACGCAGGCTTGAGAAGCGCTTCCCCATATCTGACTATGGCTTCCATAGCTATAGCAGCTGGGCTAGTTGGGCATCTGGTGACACGGAGTTCTGCGATGCAGAACCTCGTAGCACCGTCTGCCTGGTCCCAAAAACCTTCTCCGGTCCAAGGCTTATCGCCTCTGAACCAGGAGAACACATGTTCCTGCAACAGTCAATGTTGCGGTACTTCATGTGCCGAACTGCAAAGTCGGCCCTTTCTCGATTCGCGGATTTCCGTGATCAAGGAAGGAACCGGACCTTATGTAGGTCGGGATCTGAGACTGCTACCCTCGCGACCGTTGATTTATCAGCGGCTAGCGACACAGTAGCAACTTGGCACGTTGAGGAGTTGTTTCGGAGCAATCCGAAACTTCTTACTCACCTGTGCGCAGCGCGTACCCGCTTTCTTGTTCAGGATGTGTCTTACGACAAGCCTGAAGAAGCCCGCATACGTATGTATGCGACGAGCGGGAATGCCACAACTTTTCCAGTTGAGACCCTTGTTTTCTTAGCTGTTGCTCTGTCGGTTTGCACCGAAGAGCTACAGTGTGATTACAAGGACCTCGAAGGAAGAGTGTCCGTCTTCGGTGATGATATAATCATCCCCGTAGAGTGTCGAAACTCGTTTTCGTACTGGATGGCCCGAATGGGCTTTCGCATCAATTCCGCAAAAAGCTACTTTGAAGGAAACTTCAGAGAGTCTTGCGGGCTTGATTCCTTCAAGGGAGTGGACGTAAGTCCATTCTACTTGAGAGGTTGGTACGATAAGCGAGATCCGTCTTCGCTTCCACGAATGGTTTCAGCACATAACAACGCTCATAAAAGAGGGTTGTTTAACGTGTGTGAGGCCATTCGGTTGACACTACCCAAGGGTTTACCTTGGGCACCATCAGGAAGCATTGACGAGTCGGCTTTGAAAACGTTCATTCCTCGGCCCCCTACCCATCGAATAAGATGGAATAGGGATCTGCAGAGGTCTGAACGCCACTCGCCTACGCTTGTTAGCGTATCGAGTAGGAGACGAGTCGACGGTGACCTAGGATTGTTTGCATGGTTCAATGAGAACCCGGGTCCACTTTTTAAGTGGAGTCCTACAATTCAAGGTCGCGATAGGCATAAAATTGCCTATCGTTGGTTGGCCCACGATGCTGGAGTTGCTCAGGCTCCAGCTAGTGGTTCCCCCTCCCTGAGC